TGGTTAGATGTACTACCATTACTTGTCCTTGTGACTAAGTCTAAAATATCAATTGTATCAGCAGGTACAGGATAAACGCCTTGGTTTGTAACTAAAGGAATTGCGCACTCTTCAATAGTCCAAAGGTTGATACCACGGTTAGCCCACTCAATAGTCATTAAGTTAATAGATCTACGGGCAGTGCGCATATCATATCCAGAACGTAACTGCGAGCCACAACGCTCAAAGGCTTCTTCAATAAGCTCAGAGAGGTCTAGGTTAAAGCTAGTTTGTCCGGATGTAACAGCCATTATTTATTCGCTTTTAGTATTGATATTTCTTCACGCAATTTAATTATTTCTGCGTCACGCTCATCTAACTTTTTCATTAGGCCAACGCTTGTATCCGCCCATATTGCCATATCTCTAACACGTTCTTTGTGATCTTCCACCATCATTTTGTATAACCGTTCAGACGCATCAATCTGAACTTGCATGAAATCGTTCACTTTTTTAAACCTTTCAAGGTTTCCGCAAGCCTAGCCCGCTTACCCATCTTGCCGGGTTTCTTTGCAGCTGCAGCTAGTTTGCTTGCTGGAATCTTTTTATCGGCAGCAACGCCCAAGGATTTCTTTAAAGAACCAGGCTTTTTAATTGCTTTTTGTATCCATTTTTCAGCCATCATTTAACCTTTCGATACGGTTTTACTTTTGCTTTTACCTTTTGCGGCTGCGGCACGAACTGCTGTCCCTGTTCTTTTCCTGCTCGTTTTGCTCGTGTTGTTGCTGCGTACTCCTGCGGGCTTAACGCTTGTATTGCTTTTTTTGGCAGGTACCGCTCGCCCGTTTCTGACGACTTCTTCCCTGACTTGGTTGTCCACTCTTGGTCGCCCCAAGATTTTAAAGATTGCTGCGATTTTGCTAAACCACCCCCAGCCATTTTCTTTTTGCCCGCACAATGAGCTTTCTGGGAGAACCCCTTCGGGCTGTCGCAATTTATTGAGTCTTTGTATTTTTTCGACCATGTCACTTGTATCCTCCACCAGCAGCTTTATAACGTTTAGCTACTAATTGCGCTTTACGAGCCGACCATTGACCTGCGCCGGTACCTTGCACTGCTGCTGCTTTCACTGCTGAAACAATACGCTTACGCATATCTGGTTTGGTGTAGTTACCCGCCGCATTAACTTTGCCACCTTCTTTATACTGAGTAAAGTCAGTATTATCCTTACGGGTTTTTTTCTTCCCGCTAGGCATTTTAGAAGGGGCTATATCGCCCATACCACGACTGGCTCGCATATTAAGCTCTTGTCTTACCACGAATAGCGCAACCATCAGCACGTTTGGAAGCAGAAGAAACTTTACCGCCTTTTTTCATTGCCATGCCCATAGTGTGGTCAGGTGTATAGCTAGAAGACTTTTTAGCAGTTGCTTTAGGCATACCACTACGGTCTTTACGAGTCATTAGTGCGGCACCGCCACCAGTTTCAGCGCGTGTAAATGCTTTAGCGCCTTTTGGGGCAGATGATTTAGCTTTTGGAGCTGGGCGCATATCAATCATTGGCTCATCTTCAATTTTACTATTAACATAGTCTGCCGCTTTAATGCGAGTGTCGCTATCAGATACGCCACCATCAATGTTTTTGTTTCTACCAGTTTTAGTCTCAAACTCTACTTCAGAGCCGTCTTCGCCGTTGTAGCGTTTCATTTTCTTTTTCATATTAGCAAGCCTTTCCGCCGGACTTCATTTTAATCTGTGTGCCTTTGGTCTTTCCTTTGGTGGCGCAACCATCAGCAGAAGAGCGGAATGTACCGCCTTTAGCTAGTTTTAAAGATGTACCTTTTCCGCCTTTATGTTCTTGGGCATCATGCTGTTTAAAGGCTTTTTTAATCATGGCTTTGTCTTGAGACTTATCCATCTTCATGTCTTCTTTAGCATCGCTCTTAGCCATGCCGCCTTTTTTCATAAAACCCATTTTGTTGCGAACGGCTGTAGGTAACTTAGCCATTCCGGGATTCTTTTTCATATCTACTGGTTTCATAGTTCCACCTTCTTTAAATTTTTTGCCTTTGTCGGCGTTGTTAAAATCTTTACCCACAGATTGTGGTACTCCTACTTTCTTAGCAAATGCAGGGTTATTTGCAATTGCCGCCATAAAATTGTGTTGTTTTTTACTTGTTGATGGCATTGTTTTTTCCCAACCAACCTTGAACGGTCTTAGTCTCGTATATGCGAATAGCCGTCCACACAATTGTAAACAACGCGGCAATAGCTGGCAACATATCTGCAAGGGTTCCTAGTACGGTAACAACCGAAGCAAAATCAATAATATGTTTTGTTGCTTCGTCCAGATTTATAAACGGATCATTCATTAGCATTTCCACCTTTTTAAGCTAGCTGCCTTACGGGTAGGTTTACCGTTCTCATCTTTCATCGGGCCGGGCATGCCAGACATACGAGCACAAAACGATTTCTTACGGGCACCACCTTCGGGTTGCGGAGCTTTTAAATGCGAGCCAGTAGCCGCATTATACTTAGCACGACCTTTGGCGGTAAGCCCAGCACCTTTAGATACAGGCAGCTTTTCACCACGACCAATCGCAAGAGAGGGACCTTTTTTCTTTTTGGTTGCCATTATGCAGCTTCCTTGTTTGTATCTACTGGACGAATCAATGGATATAAAAACTCTTCACCGAACGAGCCTTCAAACTCATGTACGCCCATATGACCTAACTTGATTGTAGGGTCAATCCATACTTCAAAACCCATCTCTCTAGCACGGTCACAGAATAAATAGTCTTCACCGATATATTGCCCGTCTTTTAATTCAAAGTCAAAGAAGCAATATGTTTCATCGCCCTGTTTCTTTTCATCATGGTAAAGCCACTCTGGATGAGCTTCAGCCAACTTCTCAAATACTTCACGGCGAATCATCATAAAAGCTGTAGCTACACGCTTTGCTCTTACTAGACCCATCTTGTCCATGAAAATGCTTTCATTGTCCGTATCTAGTGTAGAGAAATAAACTTGGCCTTTTTTACGGGCAACTGGAATACCAGCAACAATCCCTTTTACAGGATCTGTATTCCAAGCCATTAAACGGAAAATATCTTCAGCATTAAAGTTAATATCTGAATCAATGAACATTAAGTCCGTACACTCTGATCTTAAAAAATCAGTTGCGATTAAGTTACGAACACGAGATACAACAGAACATCCAGAAATATTGCAGACTTGAACGTCTATTCCGTGTCTTGTTGCTTGTAAACAAAACTCAGCCAGCGAAATAGCTAGCTTTGAAGAAACTTTGTAATCGTAGGAAGGAAGGCCAATCATCACCCTCCGACCCGCTAAATTATATCCAGCTTCTAATCGAACTTGTTCGGTCATTTTTTATCCGTAGAAAATATTTACTGCGGTCAAATTAGTTATTTGTGCATAAACACCTGTTTGGGCTTTAACACCTTCACCCGGAATAAAAGGCGCATTATTGTAGCTATCACCTGCAGCAACATCATAAGAAGCTAGCCAATAACCTGTTGAATAAACAAGTGTTGGAGTTGCCGTAATAGTTCCGCTATTAATATCAGTTACGGTAAAAGTATTTGCATTTGTAACGGTAACTGCATAGTTTCCATTAGTAGCTGTACCGCCTGTACCTGCAGCAAAGTCAATACCAATAACCTGTTCAGTTGTCAAACCGTGAGCTGTAGAGCTAATAGTAACAGTAGTTCCAGAGCGACCATAAGTAGCAGTGGTTACTGGCGCAGTTATAGTATCAAAAAAAGCAACAGTACCCGCACTAGCAGTTCCAGTAAATGATAATCCTTTAATGCGAGTACTAAATGGAACTAAAATGCCGCTACCATTAATATGCGCTTGTTTTACGTCATATTGCATCATAATTAATCTCCTAAAGATGTAATGGGGGCACTAGGCCCCCGCAAGATTAATTGTTAAATGTTGACTGGAATTGGCTACCATCGGAGTTACGAACAGCATAAGTAACAATAATTGTTGCAGCGCCTGTAGTCAATGATGTACCAGCTAATGTATAGCTAATAAATGTATCAGTAGCGCCTACGTTTAACCAACCGCCCGGAGTAGTTGCATTAGCACCTAGTGCTACAGAACCAACAGAAGTGATTGTGCCTGTAGTCGTAAATGCCGTACCACCAATATTTAATACGCAAGTTGTAGCAGCGCTAAATACGGTTGTGGTAACAACTTTAACGTCAACAATTTGTGATCCAGCTGGAACAGCAATTAAATTGCCAGTTAGTGTGCCAAATACAACATCAGCAGATTGAGAAACTACTGTACAGCCTGTATTACGAGTAGTTGTGCCAGTTGTGCCAGAGGTATTTTTGTTTGTGCCCAATAGCCAAGGGCCTAAGTGTGTAGCGAAACCCATAAGGTTCTCCTATATACAAGTTAAACCTATTAATCGGTATATCGTCTGCTGGGGCAGTTTAATAGGCTGGTATCACCCAGATAAGCCATAATACCATGTTTTTATATTTGTGCAATGTTTTTTGGGTAGAATAGGTATAAATAAACAAATCAGCGGAGGGGTATGGGAAATGCGATTTATAGTCAAAAAAGTGGACCTCAGAGTCTCGTCAGTTCAAACCACACTACTTTTTCTACAAAAGAAAATACTACCGGTGGATACGCCGTACAAGACAAATCGAGGCCATTGGTGGATTGTGTATGCCGAGGATGGAAAGCCTGTTGCCTTTGCGGGTTTGGTCCGCTCGATCAAGTGGACAGATACAGGTTATTTATGTAGAGCTGGTGTACTAGATGGCTTTACTGGTAATGGGTTGCAACTAAGATTAATTAAAGCTCGTCTAAGACAGGCAAGGAAACTAGGGTGGAACTGGTGTATTACTGATACAACAAATAACCCTGCCAGCAGCAATAGTTTAATCAATGCGGGATTTAAACTGTATACTCCTTCAAATCCGTGGTCTTACAAAAACGCACTCTATTGGAAATATAAGGTACACCCTGATGCCATACAAAGACGAGAACGTAAGAAAAGCGTATCACAAACAACGCAGCCGTGAGTATTACCTAGCAAATAAAGAAAAAGTAATAGCCAGAAGTAAAGTAACAAGAACAATAGGTAAAGCTAGGTGGGATACATTTAAACGTACACTTAAATGCACACAATGCGGGTTTAGTCATCCAGCTGCT